CCTAAGTCCTCAATACTGTCAACATTATGAATGTCATTTACAATTCTTTGTATAATTGTTTGCTTTTTAACTTTTGCAGGAGGACTAATCCAAATAGGTACAGCAAATGTTAGTGTTGATATATCTAATGATTCATCTGTTCCCGCTGGTAATGTTCTGCTACTCCAGTTGATGTCTGTAAGTTCTACTTCAAAAATGCTTGTCCAATCTAGTGGATTATCGTTTACTTGTAATTGTATACCTGGATTGAATATTACAAAAATTTGTTCTAGTATTTGTAATTTTGTATCAGTGTTAGTAGTCCACACATCAACTTGAATATTTAAGTTATACGGTACAGGCATGTATCTTTGTGTTGTATACAAATTACCTTGCCCTGATGTATATGCACCAGCCTCAACGTCCCACTCTCTTTCTGCTACTTGATTTGTGTCAACTAGAAAAGGATCTTGTATTCTGTCTTTTGCTGGTTGTATACTCTGTATACTAACTGTGATTTGTGGTGCATTGTTCACAGCATTTTCTGAATTGTTTCTCAGTAAGTGAGCAACCATTCTACTGATATCACCATATCGTGCAGGCACCCTGTTAAGACGTGGCACGCCTTTAACAATCTCTTTTACTTTAAAATTTGAGAAAACTCGTACAAGTTGAATCAAGTAACGTTTTACTTGAGCATCATACCAGTAGTCTAAGTTTTTGCCTGCCATAATTTATTATACGTTTTCTAAACGTTCCATTAATCTTTCAGCACGGTTAGTAACTTGCTTGTGCCATCTGCTGTCTCTACCTTCTACTGCGGCTGTTTTCCAGTCACTTTCTAAGATAGCGGCATGCATTTTTTTAAATTTGCTTAGTCTTGTTCTACCCATGTTGAACATCATATTAACTAATATTTGTTGTACTTCATCTGGTAAGTCTGAGAATACACCATCTTCATAAAGTAGTTCGCATTCGTTAATTGCTGTGTCTAAATCTTTTTCAAAGCAATCTTTAACACGTTCTTCTGATACTGGTGTGCCAACAGGCTGACCATGTTCTGGGTCTGAATCTATAACAAGATGTCCAACACCAAATGTTGGGTATCCCAAATGATCAAGATAGATTTCATAAACCACTCCTTCATCTATTTTTAATTGTTCAAAGACCGCTTCGCGATCTAATTTTGTGTCTTTTCCAAAAAACATTTCTGCTCCTATGTGTCGGTCCTAGGTCTTACAACCTGGCTTAAATTTGTTTTTTCTGGGACTTGCTCACCATCGCTATTTGTTGTGATGTTATCATTGTTTATAAACGATGCCAATGTCTTATTAGCAGTTGCCCATGTACGTTTATTATCGTCAGCATATTTAATCCATCTAGTTCCTCTTTTTTGGAATAGTCTATGTGGTGAAAAATCTGTTCTCAAGAAAAAATCTCCATCGCTTGTACCTGATGTAGGGAATGATCCTCCACTACCTACTAGGCTTAATCCATTCGGTGCTGAACCGTCACTTGGTTCAATATATGCTTTGTCTGGCGCATTAGGGTCAACGTACAGATGACTTGCTCTATTCAATCTTGAATCAGAAGCAACATCATTTTCTGCTTGTTCTAATATCTTATCATTAATGATAATTTCATCTTTATACTTACTAAGAAGATTTCTGAGATCTCCTTCTTCCTCACCAGTACCAAGTATATCTCTGTATTCTTGACTGTCTGTTATAGGACCACACTTAACTCTCCATAAGTGAGGCCACCAACGTGGATCAAATCCTTCTGATGGTCTTGCACCTTCTTGTACTACATAGTACCTGTTAATTGCTTCATCACTTCCTAGTAATGCATCGTCACGCAAATGAGGTAGTTCTAAAACGTCTCCGGGCATAAGTTTTCTGCCTATAGTCTCCATCATTGTTTCTATATGAAAGTTTATGAAAACAGTATCGTTTGCCAAGAACGCACCAAATTGCGTTAAGTCAAAACCGTCGTTGTCCTGTAATTGGTATGAACCAATCATCTCAAAAATATCTTCACTATACTTTCTGTCTCTGTTTTCTAAAAACAATAAGTCTTGAATAAAGATATCAGATGTTTCTCCTTGTGTACTTGGTCTTGTCGGATCTTTTGAATCTGCAATGTCTTGTATTCCCAAATACTTGTGAACATGTACACCAGTACCACCTGCGTGAAGATGCTCGCCAACGATTCTGTCAAAGAACTTATAATCGTTAGTTTTAGTCGGATTCCATAGTTTTAACTTGCCCATAACACTATTTATCAGAACTTTAATCAAGCAATTTTAGTATCGATAAATATCAGTATGAACAGAGATTCCATGTTACATGATTTCAAGGAGCAGTTAGGCGATATCGAAACTGCAATAGAGATAGGTGTATGGAGAGGTGATTACAGCAGATCTATAATTACTAAACTATTACCTAAAACGTTTTACGGTGTAGATCCTTACGAATTGTACGAAGGATATACTGATAAACCGTCGCCGTCAGAGTTTGCAGATCAGTCAAGTTTAAACAATTTATACGACACAGTTGTAAAGACATTTGACGGATTTAATAACGATTACGGCTCAACTAAAAGCATTTTAGTAAGAGATTTAGGAGCCAACTATGCATCTCAATTTGCAGATAACACAATTGACTTCGTTTATTTAGATGGTGATCACAAGTACGAGCCTGTAAAAGAAGAAATAGAAGCATGGTATCCTAAAGTCAAAATAGGCGGTATACTAGCAGGGCACGACTACACAGAAAGAAGCCACATCGAAGAGTTTGGTGTCATTCCAGCAGTTAACGAATTTATAGAAAGAACAGGATTAGAACTAAAAACTACACTACCAGAACCATTTGCTTCTTGGTGGGTAACAAAAACATAGGACACACATGAGAATTTTTATTACCGGGCATGACGGCTTTATCGGCTCACACATGGTCAAACGTCTCGAAGGCGATCACGAATTAGGATTTCTTGAATATGATTTAAGAGACCACACACAAGTTAAACTACAGTTACACGATTTTAATCCAGATGTAATTGTACACTTAGCGGCAAGAACAGAAGTAGAAGATAGTTTTTATGAGCAAATTGTATTCTCAGAAATAAACTATGTAGGTACTGTGAACCTAATTGAAGCCGCTTCAACTTTGCCTAACTTACAAAACTTTGTTTTTGCAAGTACAATGGAAGTGTATGGTTGGCAACCAATTAGCGATGTAATTAAACGTGGAGGCGAAGATCCAACAGATATCTTTGCATTTACAGAAGAAACACAACCAAATCCAAATGCTCCATATGCCGTTGCTAAGTATGGCTGTGAAAAATATTTAGAGTATGCTAATAGAAGTTTAGGTTTACCGTTTACTGCAATACGTCAAACAAATGCATACGGTAGAAAAGACAACAATTTCTTTGTAACTGAGCAAATCATATGGCAAATGTTGGATAATCCTAATGAAATATTTTTAGGTTACGGTAAGCCATATAGGAACTTTATTTACATTGATGACTTACTTGATGCCTGGGAGGCTGTTATACGAAATCCTGATAAGTGTGCAGGTGAGATTTTTTGCTTAGGTCCTAACAATGCAATTAGGATATCAGACTATGTTGATATGATTGCAGACAAAATGAATTGGAAAGGAAAAGTACATTGGGATAAGAAACCTGCAAGACCAGGAGAGATATTTTTGTTGAACAGTTCCAATGCAAAAATTACACAAAAACTTGGTTGGGAACCTAAGATTTCACTAAGTGAGGGACTAGACATGACTATTGCTGTCTGGAAGGAACTTTACGCCAAAAATGCCAAATATAAGAATATTACCAATATAATTGCATAATTTTTTCGCTAATTTTATATATAGTTGTTGACAAGGTTAAAAGATGTGTTAATATAGTGCATATCTTCTGAAGACCAAGGACAACTATTTTACATGGCAAAAAGAAAATCTAAAAACATTTACTTCACCCCAGAACCAGACTGGAAGTCTTATGTTGATCTCAAAACAGAAGAAGAACGTTCTAAAGCATTTAGAAACTGTGAGTACTTTGTGCGTACAGAGGTTAAAGATAAAGAAAAAATTACTTTGACACGAGAGTGGATAAAAAATAAAGCACCGTGGACTAAGAAAGAGAAAGAGTTAATTTTAGGGCAACCTGATTGGGGATTTTCAGCAAGTAGCAGTTCTTTCTATATTGAAAGCAAAGTAGGCTGGCTACCTGAGTCTATAATGAATCACATTCTAAAAAGAAAAGATGAATGGATCAAACGTGGCCGAGAGCATATTGCACAAAAAGAAGAAAAAATTGAGAAAGCAATAGCAAAGCCTAAAATTAGCATTCAAGATAGAATGAAAGAACAGATTAGTGACTTATGTGGTGATATAGAATTTTTCTTAGACGAACTTGTTGACGGTAACAAAACTATCAAAGAGTTTGACCCTTACAAGATGATGATTGTTTATCAACCAGAAATTAAAGTACCACATGCAAAATTAATCAAGGAAGAATTTGCTAGAGGTCATGAAGAAGCACTTGAGGTGATTGAATGGCAAGATGAGCAAATCAAAGAAGCATATAGTACGTTTACATTAAAACAACGTAAAGCATACCTACAGTTCTTTGAAACAATTAATACTGCTTGTGATACCATGATACAAACAAAAGCCGTTAAACGCAAAGCTCGTAAGCCTAAGGCACGGTCTAAAGAAAAGATAGTACAGAAGTTAAAGTTTAAGATTAATGAGCCTGAATTAGGACTTGCTAGTATTACTCCTACAGATATTGTGTATGCTAACGAATGTTGGGTGTACAATACAAAAACTAGGAAACTAGGAGTGTATCATGCAAAAAGTAAAGATCCTCGTAATCTTAGAAGAGAAGGCGCCGGACTTATGATAAAGGGCACAACTATACAGGACTTCTGTGAAGAATCAAGTTTGCAAAAAACACTTCGTAAGCCTAAAGAACAATTGAAGCCTTTTGTTGCAGGTGCTAAAGTGGCATGTAGAAAGAACTTTGAAGCAATCAAAACCACTGATACCAAGATGAATGGTAGATTGAACGAGCACACTATTTTATTAAAGGCCTTTTAACCATTCTAAGCCAAAACCCACCTAAAATCTGATAAATAGTGTTATGCCAGAGAATCAAATAGGATATAGCAGTAGAGAAGACCTCGTAAGAGAGTTGCAACTTAGATTAGCAGACGATATTGTTGACGTCGAGCTCGATAGAGATCATTATGATGTAGCAATAGATTCTGCTTTGAAAAAGTATAGGCAACTTAGTTCCGGTGCGGTAGAAGAAAGTGTAATCTTTATCCAAACCCAAATTGGTGTTACGGAATACACATTACCAAATGAAGTAATGGAAGTAAGACGTTTATACAGAAGAGGAATTGGAAGTAATTCGGGTACAGGTTCAAACTTCGATCCATTTGATGTTGCATTTAATAACATGTATCTATTAAATGCAGGCCAAATAGGTGGCTTGGCAACATTTGATGCATTCTCACAGTACAAAGAAACTATAGGTAGAATTTTTGGTAGTGAATACAATTTCCTTTGGAATAGGAATACCAAAGTATTAAAAATACTTAGAAACGTTTCAACAGATGAAGAAGTAGCAGTAGGTGTATATAACTTTATTCCTGAGTCAATCTTACTGGGCGACATATATGCAGGTAAATGGTTAGGCGATTATGCACTTGCTCAATCTAAACTAATACTTGGCGAAGCAAGAAGCAAGTACATGGGAGGTATCCCAGGTGCAGGTGGTAACATTGTTCTTAATGGAGAAGCAATGAAACAAGAAGGCCAAGCAGATATGGAAATGCTTGTTCAAGCAGTACATAACATGGAAGAAGGTAATAGCCCATTAGGATTTGTAATAGGCTAATTCTTTTTTACTTGTTATCAGCATAGCATTGATGATAAGTATTTTTCATAACACAAACAGGTAAAATATGAATATTATTGGACTCGTAGGATTTATTGGTTCAGGCAAAGACACAGTAGCAAACATGTTTGTAGACAATCATGGATGCGTTCAAGACAGTTTTGCGGCACCTCTTAAAGATTTATGCTCTACAATATTTGGCTGGGAAAGACACTTATTGGAAGGCGACACAATAGAAAGCAGAGACTTCAGAGAAACTCCTGATCTATATTGGACAAAGAAACTTAATATTGATAATTTTACTCCTCGATTAGCATTACAACTAATGGGTACTGAGGTACTAAGAAATCATTTTCACGAAGACATTTGGTTAAACAGTTTAGAATATAGACTCCGAATGAGACACCAAACTGATCCTTGTGTGGTAGTAAGTGATGCTAGATTCCAAAACGAACTATCACTTATAAAGTCTATGAATGGATTTGTTATTTGGGTGCAACGTGGCGAAATGCCTGAATGGTATGATATTGCTAAAACATCTCAAACAAATGCAGTGAATAGAAAAATTATGCAAACACGTTACAGTAGTGTTCATGAAAGTGAATGGAACTGGGTTGGACATTCTGTAGACTATATTATTAAAAATGATGGTAGTTTAGAAGACTTAACAGAAAGAGTTGCAGAGATTAGAAAAGAAATAGACGCCAAAAACCCGCCTACAGCACTATATAGTGTGTGAAGGTATATTTATCAAAAACCCCTAAAACCTTGTTACCCAATATTCTATAATACCGGTTAATACCGTCTTTTGGATAAATACATGTATCCATAACAAATTATATATAATGGGAGAACAATATGGCTACATTAACTTCACCGGGAGTTAGCATAACCGTAACAGACGAAAGTTTTTACGCGGCGGCTGGCACCGGAACTGTACCTCTTATTGTTATTGCAACAGGCCAAGATAAAACCGCTCCGGATGGTTCATCAACAGCCAAATACACAACAAAAGCAACTGCTGGAAATGTGTACTTAGTCAATAGTCAAAGAGAGTTACTTACAACATACGGTAACCCTAACTTTAGAAAAAGTGGGGCAACACCTTTACACGGAGATGAGTTAAATGAATACGGTCTACAAGCGGCTTACAGTTTCTTAGGAATTGCCAACAGAGCATACGTTTTAAGAGCTGACATCGACTTGTCAGAACTAAGTGGTTCATCAACTGCTCCAACAGCCTCCCCTGCAAATGGTTCTTATTGGTTAGATATTGCATCTACAACATGGGGACTAAAAGAGTGGGATGGTAGTGCATGGGTAGTACAATCATTATTGGCACCTAACAAAGACCAAGTTACAGTAGGAGCCTCTCCGGCACCTAAGGCATCTATCGGAGTAGATGGTAACTTTGCGGCAGTTTACTTAACAAGTGCTGGTGCAACAATGTCAGACATTAAGTTATTTGAAAAGATTTCAGGTGCTTGGTATCACATTGGGTCAACTGGATGGGACACAGCATCAAGCGGTGACTTCCAGGTTGCAAGACACACTAACGTTCCTGCAGTAAGAAGCGGTGGTGGTTCACTTGTAGCAGGTGACCTTTACTTACAAACTAATACACTGAACAATGGTACAGTACTTGGTTTGAAACTTTACAATTCAACAACTAAAGCATGGGCTAAACAGAATGCATCATACAGAGTTAATTCTTACGAAGCATACGCAGACTACGGTACTGCAAGTTTAGGTGATCTTTGGTTCCAATATAACACAGATGTCGCAACTGTTAATCTTAAAAGACATAACGGTTCTTCAACACTAACTATCTCAAGTTCAGCGGCAATTGCCGATACAACTACAACTGCTACTGGACATACAAGTGGTACTACTGCAATCAAACTTAACATTAACGACAGATTTGCTGTTAATGGTGCAAGTGGATATGTTAATGTAACATTCCATAACTTTGATAGTGATGGTGACGGTAACCTAAGTGTTGACGACATGGTACAAGCAATTAACTCTGCTTTGAGTTCTGCAAGTGCGGCAAATACGCACTCTGATAAAGTTATCGCTTCAAACGTATCTGGTAAAGTCACACTAGTTAATAGTGCTGGTACAGATATTGATGTTGTTGCTGGTGATGTTGCAGGCTTTAACGCGGCAGACTTAGGCTTACAAGAAGCAAATAGTAACTGGGAAAGTTTATCTTTCACATCATCTTCATCGGCTCCAACAGGATCTTTAGCAGATGGTACATTATGGTATGACAACTTAGTTGACAATACTAATATTGATATCGTTTACAAAGCGGCTGATAGTAAGTGGAATTCATATCCATATGATGTAAACATTGCGGCTTCAGAGCCTTCAGTACAAAGCGACGGTGGCGCACTTGTAACTGGAGACTTATGGATCAGTAGTGCAGACTTAGAAAACTATCCTAAGATTTACAAATACAATTCAGCATTAGCGGCAGGCTCAAGATGGGTACTTGTTGATAACACTGATAAAGTATCAGCAGACGGAATCATATTTGCTGATATGAGAAGTGCTACAACACAAGGTGGTGGTGTTGCAATGGACGACGATGCTCCTAATCCTTCTGTATATCCTTTAGGTATACTAGGTTGGAACAAGAGATTGTCAGGTGGTAATGTTAAGAAATATTCAGTAGCAAATGCAAGATGGGAAGACAACAGTGGTAACTTTGCCAGTGGTGCTCCTAGAATGCTTAGAAAAGCACAAAGAGGTGCAGTTGTTACAGCATTACAAGCCGCCATTACAGCCAACCAAGACATTAGAAATGAAACAAATAGATTCAATCTAATTGCATGTCCTGGTTACATCGAGGCTTTAGATGAAATGATTTCACTTAACACTGATAGAAAAGAAACAGCATTTGTTGTTGCAGATGCTCCTCTTGGATTAGCAAGTGATTCAACATCTACTCAAGCATGGGCTACAAACTCAGCAGTTGCAGTAGCAAACGGTGAGGATGGACTTGTAAGTGGATCAGCATACGCGGCTGTTTACTATCCACATGGTATGTCAACTAACTTAGACGGAAGTAACATTGTTGTTCCTTCAAGTTGTATTGCTCTTAGAACATTAGCATACAACGACCAAGTGGCATTCCCGTGGTTTGCTCCAGCAGGTTTCCAAAGAGGTATCGTAAGTAATGCTACTTCTACAGGTTACTTAGACAGAGCAACAGGTGTGTTTAAAGCAGTTTCCTTGAACGAAGGTCAAAGAGACAGTCTTTACAGTAATAAAGTCAACCCAATCGCTAACTTCCCAGGTAGAGGAATTAACGTATTTGGACAAAAGACTTTAAGTCCTACAGCAAGTGCATTGGATAGAATTAACGTTGCACGTTTAGTTGTTTACATTAGAGAAAGACTTGACGATTTAGTTAAGCCATTCTTGTTTGAACCAAACGATGCTTCTACAAGAGCAGATGCTAAAGCAATCGTAGATAGATTCTTAGCAAACCTTGTTACTCAAAGAGGTTTATTTGACTTTGTTACAGTTTGTGACACTTCAAATAACACAGCGGAAAGAATAGATAGAAACGAACTGCATATTGATATTGCTATACAGCCTGTCAAAGCAATCGAGTTTATTTACATTCCGATCAGAGTACAAAACACTCTTGGTTCGACTGCATAAGTTAAACTTAACATTAAAAGGCGTCATTAGGCGCCTTTTTTTGTGGTTATTATAATGTGTTTTAATTATTTTTGCCGAAAAGTGATAAATATTTGCATATAAGCGAGAGATCGTTTTAATAGAATTAACGTAGGAGAAATAAAATGGCATTAGAGGCTATACCAACATTAAATAAATTCGGAGTACCGACTGGTGATAGTACTACCGGAACTGGCATTTTGATGCCAAAACTAAAGTATCGATTTAGAGTAACATTCTTTGAAGGCTTTGGTGGTGCAGTTGCAGGTGATAACTTAGTTCTTACCCAAAACGTACAATCAGTAGTTAGACCAAAGATTACTCATGAAGAAGTTATTATTGATTCTTACAACTCAAGAGCATATATCCAAGGTAAGCATACTTGGGAGGCTATTACAGTAACAGTAAGGGACGACATGACTAACGGTACTTCAAAAGCAATCGGTAGACAGTTGCAAAGACAATTTAACCATTTCCAACAAACAACTCCAGCCGCTGGATCAGATTACAAATTCCAAACAGCGATTGAAGTGTTAGACGGAACATCAACTGAAGCAACTGAGTATTGGGTACTAGAAGGCTGTTTCTTAACTAACGTTGACTACAGTGAGCAAGACTATTCAGCAACAGATCCTGTTCAAATAGTGATGACTATCAAGTATGACAACGCAACACAGTATGATACAGATTCTTCACCACTAAGTCCGGCACCATCCGCAGGAACAGTTAGTACAAACAGAGCGTAATACTAGCCTTGCTAGGAGTTAGCATATGGCATTAGACTTTGTAGGATTACTAGGCGGCGGAACGGAACAAAAGTTTCTTGTAAGAGACTTTAGGAACGCGGCAAGATTAGCACCAGGTGTTAATCCGCCAAGGCAAAAGTTTCAAGGGTATGTAAATTTCATACTTAATAGAGAACTTTATTTCCAACTATACGGTGACCGCGAACAAAATGAATTCAGAACACAAATCAGTAGTTTAGTTAGAACTGCTGATTTGCCGTCTGTTGTGTTTCAAACAGAAACTAAAAACGCATTTAACAAAAAGAAAATTGTAAACACCGGTGTTACATATAATCCTGTGAGCATGACAGTTTTTGATACAGTGGGCAATGAATGGCTTACAACGTTAATGAAATATTTCTCTTATCATTTCATGGACCCACGTAATCAACAACTGTCCGACGACAGAGATATCAAAGGTTTTGAACCTAGAGAAGGCGGAAGAGAAAATATAGGTTCTTCGTTTGGTAAACAAAGTGGCGGCAGTTTCAACTCTAATGATGCTGGTTATAACCTCAATCCATCTGCACAATTTTTTGAACGTATTGATTATATATTGTATCACGGAAATAGAGCAGTTCAGTACAGTATCATAAATCCTATGATGTCAGAGTTCAAACCAGGATCTATTGATTATTCATCTAGTGATGTACAAGAGTTTTCATTTACATTTGATTATGAAAGATTCACAGTATTTGACAAACTTAATTTTGAAATGACTGCAGAAGACTTAGATAGATTTGAAGA